CATCTGACGATGACCAATGATTCCAGCATCATCAAACGATCTGGCTCGGCGGTCAATTACCAACTCTTCAGGCGGCACCGCCATGATCTTGATACGGCCATCCTTGACGGTGCGCTTGATCTGCACGTCATGCAGCATGGGCTGTGGCATAGGGCCAGGCTGACCCGTCATTGGATCAATGTTTTGAATGCCTAGTTGCATAGGGTCAGGGTAACTGACCACAATCTTGACCTCGGCCTGCTCACTCATCAGCATCTGCACGGTCTGATCATCAAGGCCAGAATAATCCTCAATCTTGACCTCTTCGGACTCATCCCACCAGTACTTTGCAATGCCGCACTTACGCACCAGCGAGTCCTTGAACAGCGCGTAGGTGGTCATGAAACCGTTGTTGTCGTTGCTGAATATGTAGTTGGCATAGTCGGTCGCCTGCTGCGCTCCTGCGACATCCTCCGGCCCACGCGGTACATACTCCACGACATTCTCAGTGCTGAAGAAAACGCGCATCAGGCTTGGCAGCATGGCGCTCACCGTATCGCGCACCTCCATCGCCACAACCTGGCTGCGCCCATCTTCCTCGTTGCCAAAGGGGTCGCCACGGTAGTACTCAGTACCCTTTGCGCGAATAGGTGAGACATCGGCATCAATGTAGCTGACGGCATCTTCCAACTCACCGGCAACAATGCCCTGCAACTCGGTGTCATCCATCGGATTGACGGCGGCCATGTCTGTAGTCATTTGCAAATCGTTGATCATTTCTTGTTCCTCTTGGATATGGCTTTGGCGGTCGCCCTAGCATCGGCCTTACTTGACGCGCCCCATGCCTTCAGACTCAGACTCAGCCGAGTCGGTTCACCATTTTTCATCTCAGGGCCAGGCATATTGCCCATTCTCGCAAGGAATGATGCTCTGCGCGGGTTGTCACCAGACTTCACCGGCGCTTTCAGATTCATACCCTCGGCCTTGGCGCTGGCGCGTCCCTTGGCATTCAAGCCGCCACTCGGACTTTTTCCCTCTTTACGCTGCCATGCCGGTGTTTTCATAGGGTACTTTCTTCAAAATCACATACATGGAGTCTACGGCGCGAGGCAGCCGCAATATCTCATCTTGCGGTAATTTTAGGCTTGCACCGTACTCACTTAGGCGCATCTCCAAATGCGTCATCTCAAACTTGCTGCCCTTCCAACCCAAGTACCACGCCCATTCACAGTAGTACACCCAAGATTTTTCGTTGAACGCTCTGACGTGTGTTGGGTCTTGCCATGCGCCATGGCTCAGGTCGTAAGGCACATGAATGTGCATCTCTCCACCATCCACCAGCAAGTCGCGGCAGTTGGTCATGGCCGTCACCAGATCGGGCAAATGCTCAAGCACGTCAAAGGCCATGATCTTGGCAAAACAAAATGGCTTAATAGTCACCACCCCACCTGGTGACTGTATGACTTCACCTAGTGACAATTTGCAAATATCCACCACCCAATCAGCGCCAACATCTGCACGAATGTCAGCATTCACGCAATCAGGCTTGTAGTCCTTGCCGGAGCCTAAGTTAAGTGTCAAACCACTGTTTTGCATATTCCGGCCTGTTCTTTAATATCCACGGTATGGCAGCTTTGGTCAGTGCGTCACCATTCATGCCGACAGTCTGGCTGCCAATGTGATGCACATATGACCGGCTCAGGTAATGGTGAAAGCCAGCCGCGATCAGGTCAGCGCAATGCACGTCATCCGAGTACCAGTTCAGCGGTGGAAATACAGCCGCGCTCCACGCATCGGCACCAATCCATGCAAAGATAGGGGACGGGCATTCCATCGGCACAATTGCGTCTTCATATGGGTACTTGAAGTAGTGCAACTGCTGATTAAATGGGTTAGAGCGAATATTCTGCACCGGCCTGGCTGCATCGCACCGCGCTGAAACCCATCCCACAGGCTCACCGGTTTCGGCCTTCAGCTGCTTGACATCCTCCATCAGCAGCCGGTAGCTCGTTGGTGTCAGCACAATATCGTCATTGGCGCAGATCACTGACTCAAACCCATCGGCAAAGGCGCGGTCAATGATCTCGTTGTAGTCAAGACCAAAATTGTGCGCTGCACCAAACACCTTCAGGTCAGCGTCAAAGCCGCCAATAATGGACTCTGGCCCTCGCAAATAGACAGGCACTTCGGGACAGTACTCGGCAATGCTTGTGAGCATCACCCGCAAACCTTTGCCGTGTACCGTGCTGATGCATATGGGTGAGATCACTTCTTTGGCTTCTTCATTTTGGCGGTCTTGGCCGCCAGTTTGAAGTCGGCGGCAGACGGCGCTGCCTTAGAGCCAACCTTGTTCATTTTCTCGCCGCTGCCGGCAGCGATACGCTTTTGCTTGGCGTTGATGTTGGCGTACAAGCCAGGCTTAGTCGCCATTGCTGCCCCCGATCTTGATGGTGAGCAATGAATCAGGCTCAGAATCGCTCTCTTCCGCATCCATACCCCCATTCTCACCGTCACCACCGCCGTCACCAGTATTAGGGCCGCCAACTACCCAAGCGTCACAGGTGCGCGTACCGGCGCACTTGAAGTCGAATATCTCGCAGTAGCCCAAGTCGGCCAGCTTAATCGTTCCCCATGGGTCAGCCTCGCGGCCAATGCCGTCAGCAATGCACTGCTTGACCTTGTCGGACACATTAAAAGCCGCGCAGTTACCGCAACGGCTCTGCTTGGCATCATCTACTGACACGTCCCACTGGTCAGCCTTCTTGCTCCAAAAAGCATCATTAGGCAGCGCGGGATTCTCAGGGCCGTAACCCGCAGACGTAATAGCCTTGGCGCGGTTCTTCAGATTCAGCGTCACGTCCTGCGTTGGAGCAGGGCAGCTGGCGCTGGTGTCCTGGTAGCCAGGCTTTTGATCCATGGCTTGCGCCATGGTGCGTTGCATAGTAGCCATTACATCTTCCCTTTTTTGGCCTTCATAGGCATCTTGGCTTCGGACATTGCAATGGCAATGGCCTGCTTGGGATTCTTCACAACCTTGCCGCCAGCACCAGAGTGCAGCTTGCCAGCCTTGTACTCTTTCATCACTGAGCCCACTTTCTTCGCCGCTTTGGTCATCTTCATAATTTACCCCTTTAAACAATTACGTCAATTATGCAACCCTAGACAGGTTTCTTTTCAACGGCTGTCCCCACTTGGTGCTGGCCTTAGACCCCATCATGCCGATTACAGCGTCACTCGCAAACGTCAAGCAGAACGCATCCTTGTCCGGAGAGGCCAACCCCCGCTTTTTGATCTCGTCCTTGCTCTCAATCTGAATCTTGCCATTGCTCGTGAACATATAACGCACGGTCGCCAACTCAGCCACCAGCAGCTCATCCTTTGGCAGCCGACAGTCCCGCTGCTCCAGCCACGCCTTAGCCTTGTACCAAAGCTCGGCCTTCAGATTCCGGTACGTCCCGCCCATGGCAGGGCTCTCGCTAACGTTAATCCCGCGAGCCGGTAACCCCAACTCTTTCAACCGATCCACGACTCCAGCACCCAAACCAATACTGTCAACCAGTATCTCTTCGGGTCTGTCGCTTGGCGGCAACGCCTCAAACTCAACCACCACCGCACCGGTCAGCTGCATCAAGTCCAAATTCTTCCAAGTCTTAATCGGCTCAATCACCGCGTTACCCCGCCGCTTGCACAGCGCCGAACGGTCCGAGCCAAACCTTGCAACGTCCAAGCCCCAGACCAGTGGCGCATAAGGACTCGCCACTACGTCCCGATTCATCGCCAATTCCAGCAACTCCATGGGTATGACGGTATCCTCGTCACTGCGCGGGAATTCACCCAATACCCTGATCCGGTAAGCATTGCTCTCCTCGCCGTACCGCGACTTCATCTCCTCAATGTAAGCCTCAGACACCCTCGGCGAGTCGGCGCAGGACACCTTCATCGTCACCCAATCCCCCGCCAGACGGTTATGGGTGTCGTAGAAGAATCCGCTACTTCGTACAGGGTTGCCCAGTAGCAACGTCACAGCGTTATGCCCCGACATTGAGCCAGATGCCGCCTCAAACACCTTCTCCGGTATACCGCTGGCCTCGTCCCCCACCAGCATCACATGGTCGCTGTGTACCCCTTGCAACGCCTCGGGCTGCTCTGCCCTACTAGTCCTCGCTGAGATAAACGCCTCCTCGTTGGCATCCTTCACCTCAATCCGGTCCTGCTTCACCTCCAACATATCAGCCAGCATCGGCGGCAACACCTTCACCCACCGCTTCACCTCCGCAAACAGCGCGTCATACAGCTGGCTGCTCGTTGGTGCCGTCACCACCACCTTTACAGGAAATCTCAGCAACAAGTACCAGATCATCGCCCAGGCTGACGCTGTGGACTTACCAACGCCATGGCCTGATCTGACAGAGATACGCCGGTTGCCCTTGGCAATGTGATTCAAGAATTCCACTTGCCATGGGTCAGGCTCAGTGTTCAGTACCTCGCGCACAAACAGCACAGGGTTGTTCTTGTACAGCTTGACGAATTCGACAAATGGGTTATTCGCCAGCAAGTCATTATTTTTTTTCGGGACGCGCGGCTTTGTCGCAGTGGGGGTATGGGGGTCGGTCATGTGGTTATGGAATTCGATAGGTGTTCGGTTGCATCTTCAGCCGCCCCCGCCGAAATTGCTCGAGGGGGGGGTCGCAGCCGCCCACGGCCAGCGGCACGCTCCAGCGCCAGCGGCGGCCACTTTACCGATAAAAGTTATCCACAATCCACTATTCATGCAAGTCATTGATCTATATGCTTTCTTACAGAATGCTGACATATTCCATTTAACACGATGTCCATTATGTTAAGTCAATTGTGGATAACTGACCAGTATTTGCTCAACAAACAGGCAGAGTTGCGTTATCCACAGGGCAATGTGTTCAATCATGGCTTAATCGTGCCTCTCGCCTGTGGATAACTCGTCAACCACTTCAACATGGCGCAGTGCCGCCATGCGTAAGTCTTGGATGTTGATGTTGATTGAGGCTGCTTTTTGTAAGCCATAAGTTTTTTGATCCCAGCGTTCGGCCAGCCACTGCCGAGTTCGGATGCGCTGGACATCGCGCTGCGGATGCTCCACGTCCATGTCATCCGCAATGGACATTGTCTCTACCGCCAGCTTATCGGCGGCTATCGCGCGCGCACGCGCAATTATAGAGGGATCGGTATCTTCGATCCATTGCTCGAGCGCCCTGCGCCCGATGCCG